ATTTAAAGGATTTTATAAAAGGCGGACTTTTAAAAGCAGTTGGCAAAATGGCAGACTATCAGATTATTTTAAATGCTGCAGGCTGGCTTGAAAAAGGTGTTTTAACAGAAGAGGATTTGGCGGAAATTGAAACTGCTATTGAGGCAATCGATGTTGAGTCTACGGCGGAAGCTGAAGTGCAAGAATAATATAATTTTGTGATTGTCGCTTGCCGCCTGCGACTGACAAAAAGGCGGCTTGAAACTAACAAGAAAGTGAGGTTAGATAAATTGAGCAGCATATTAAAAGTAAGAGATGAAAACGGAAATTTTATCGACATTCCAGCAATAAAGGGCGACGATGGAAAGAGTGCTTATGAGCTGGCCGTAGAGGGTGGCTATAAAGGCTCGGAAGAAGATTTTATAGCAACACTTAATGCGAGTTTAAGCGAGGTTACTGCAGAGCAAATAGGAGCGGTGAAAACAGATGGCAGTAATGTTATGACAGGAAATTTACAAATAAGAAAAGATAATGCAAACGTTACATTTGGAACTGACGATGAAAATACGGCAATTCTTGTTTATACAGAAAATAGCAATGCTGATTTAATCAACGTTAAGAATGCTAAACCTACTACATTGTCATTATCGAATGAAACCGTACTTGCATTAAACCAACTTTTGAGATTGTGGACAAGCGATGGACAGTTTTATAATATTTACGGCGAACACAACAAACCAACTGCTACAGATGTGGGGGCATTACCATTAAGCGGGGGTACTTTGACAGGTTCATTATTGATTAATAATCTTGACAGTTACTATGCGATAAAAAAAGGAAGAATAATTAATGATGTAAACCTTTATCTGACACTTGGTGTAGGTAGTAACGGAAGCACTGTATTAGAGCATTATACTGAGGACACTCTTGATGCAAGAATGGAATTAGATTGTGAAAATGGGAAACCTACTTTAAACCTTTGTTCTGCAGTTGATTCGGGTGTATCTCAAATTTATGGTGAACACAATAAACCATCGGGAAGTTATGTGGGCAATAATCAAGAACGAGATATCAACATAGGTGGTATAGGGGATGTATTGTTGATAATGGGTGAGGACGATTATACTGCATTAATTACACCTTATGATAATTTATATGTTAATACAAAAAATGTCAGTTCCTCTGTAAATAGTGCAGTGGCAGCAACTTTTTCAGACGGAGTTTTACACATTACACAGACTACTCTCTTTAATACTTCGGGAATAACTTATCGATATTATGTTTTGTAGGAGGTTTTAAAATGGCAGAACAAACAAGAAAAAATCCGTTGTGTGTAATTTCAATCGCAACATACGGAGATAATGAAATGCACGATATTCAAATGAATTCGGGGTGGAGCAAAAATCCATACGGCGAAGAATATGCCGTTGTACCCGATGATTTAGTTGAGGATATTTTTGCAACGAGAGGCTATTGCGACATTGTATTAAATGATGATAATACAGAGGTAGTGTCATTTACGGCAAGGGAAATTCCTGAAATACCTGAGCCTGAAATTCCAGTAAGCAAAGAAGAACAGTTAAGAGCTGATGTTGACTATATCGCAGTAATGACGGGGGTGGAATTGTAAATGAGCGTTTATGAAATGGCAAAAAAATATTATCCAAGGTTGTGGAATATTGACCGCATTACCAAGCTATATGAAGCGGGCAAGCTTACACAAGAGGAATACGAAGCTATAACGAAGGAGTATGAATAATGAGCGACACAATAATTGTTGCTCTTTTATCGCTTGCAGGAACTCTTGTGGGTAGTATTGCAGGAATATTAACTGCAAATAAACTTACTACATATCGCATTGGTGAGCTTGAAAAAAAGGTAGAGAAGCACAATAAGGTGGTAGAGCGAGTTTATATTCTTGAACGAGATGAAGCGGTTATAAAAGAGGAAATCAAGGTTGCAAATCACAGAATAGATGACCTTGAAGAATACCATAAATAAGGAGAATGATAAATTATGAAATTAAATAACAAAATTTACGATGTATTAAAATGGATTGCTTTGATAGTGCTTCCTGCACTTGCTATTTTTTATGGCAGTTTGGCTGAAATATGGGGCTTGCCGTATGGTGAGCAGATACCCGACACAATTACGGCGATAGAATTATTTTTGGGTGTAGTACTTGGAATAAGCAATATTAACTATAAGAAGGCGGACAAATAAGGAGTGATTTTATGAAAATTTTACTCATAGCAGGACACGGTGACGGAGATGTTGGCGCTGTAGGTAACGGTTACCGAGAGGCGGACCTTACACGAGAGGTTGCAGGGCTTTTAAAAGGGTATTTGTCAGACTATGCAGATGTAGATGTAGCAGACACAAACAAAAATTGGTACAAGCATATTATCAAGCAGAAGAATTACTTTTATTTTAAGGTTTATGACTATGTTTTAGAGATACATTTTAACTCTTCTGTTAATAAAAGTGCTAACGGCACAGAAATATACATAACGAGAAGCGAAAAGTCGCACGGAGTTGAAACAAACATAGTAAACGGCATTAACAGTGTAGGTTTTGTAAATCGTGGCGTAAAAGTCAAGAATTATGACCTGATGAGCTACGTTAAAAATCAAGGTGTTTCTTCTGCGCTTTTGGAAGTGTGCTTTATATCAAATGCAAATGATGTAAAAATGTATCAAGAAAAGAAAAACGAGGTTATTAAGGCAATTGCTGACGGAATTATAGATGGCTTTGGTCTTGACAGAAAAGTGGACGAGCTTAAAGAGGCGTGCGACCTTCTTGCATCAAAGGGGATAATTAACAGCCCCGATTATTGGGCGAGTGGCGGTGGTTATTCAGATGAGAATACCATATTGCTGATTAAAAAGTTTGCAAAATATGTAAAGGGGGCATAAGAATGACACCAAACAAGGTTATAGAAATTGTTGACGGGGTAAAGCCCAATTCCTATGACGAAGAGATGAAATTCAGGTGGATAAACGAGCTTGAGGGAATTGTAAAGCAAGTGGTTATTCAGGAAGAAGGCTTTAAGGCTCTTGAATACCCAAACGACATGGACACAGAGCTTGTTATTACTGCTCCGTTTGATAATGTGTACGGCCTGTATGTTGAAGCGATGATTGACTACTACAACAAAGAGCTTGGAAACTACAACAATTCCAATGCAATGTTTGAAACGCGTTTTGTCGAGTACAAGAAGGATTACATCAGAAAGCACATGGCAAAGGGGTGATTTATGTGAGTTTATTACCTTATCTTCAAGAGGTGCAAAACCCTTCAAAAAAATATAGTGTGATGTTCCGTGGCATTAACTATGGTGAAGGAACTCAGGACGGCGAGTTTGCCGAAACAGTAAACCTTTCAACCGACAAATACCCTTGCATAACACAGAGGGCGGAAAGAATACTGCGTGGCTCATACACAAGGCCAACAACACTACATTCCAAAGGTGAGTTGCTTGTTATACACAACGTGGACGACAAGGTTGCCAAGGTTTTTTACGGAGATACAGAGGTAGGCACAGTTACAGCAGGTAAAAAGCAGACTGCAACGGTGGGCAACTTTATTGTGATTTTCCCGGATAAGAAGTATTACAATGTTCAGACCAAAGTATTCGGGGATATGGAAGCAACTTACGAGGCAAAGGGACTTGTATTCACCAAATCCACAATAACCACCACAGGGGATGATTTTCCGTTCAAGGATGGCGATGGACTTAAGATATCAGGTTGCTCAAATGGTGCTAACAACAAAACTATTATTGTGCGTGAGGTAAAAGGAAAAGAGATTACCTTCTACGATAACTCATTCACAGCAGGAACAGAAGACGGTTTGGTAACCATTAAAAGAGAAGTGCCTAACCTTGACTTTATCTGCGAGAGCAATTACAGACTCTGGGGAACAATGGGAAACACAATCTTTGCAAGCAAGTTTTCTGACCCTTTGAATTTCTTCGTGTATGACGGACTATCAAGCGACAGTTATTACATTGACGTTGGTAGTGACGGAGCATTTACAGGGTGTATGCCCTATTCATCGCACATTTGTTTCTTCAAGGAAAATACACTTCACAAGCTATACGGCTCAAAGCCGAGCAACTTTCAGATTTCCACAGCCAATGTTTACGGAGTGCAAAGTGGTAGTGAAAGAAGTATGCAGATTGTAAACGAACAGCTCATATATAAGGGTGTTGGCGGTGTTTATGCTTACACAGGCGGTGTGCCTGAACTTATAAGCGAAAAGTTAGGCAACAAGCGATTCTCTGATGCGGTAGCCACCTGCGATGGTGAGAAGTATTATATCTCAATGAAGCAAGGCGAAGAGTGGAGCTTGTTTACATACGATGTGATGAAAGAGATATGGCTTCGTGAAGATGATACGCAGGCGGTAGATATGGCGTTCCATAACGGAAAAGTTTATTTCCTTGATGCAAAAGGCGGTCTTTATTACATAGACAAAACGGCTGACAGAAGCAAGGTTGAGTGGGAAGCGGTTTTCTGTACTATCAACGAAACAATGAACGAGCGTAAAGGCTATTCAAAATTCCATTTGCGAGTGGATTTGGATAAGGGTGCGTGGCTTGCGGTTGATGTTAAGACAGACAACGAGCCGAAGTGGAAACAGATATTTGCTACACATAATCCAAAGGCGAAGACGATTAGCATACCAATAATCCCTACAAGGTGCGATAGTGTAGACATCAGGCTACGAGGCAAGGGCGGATGTACAGTCAAAACCTTTATCAGAGAATTTACAGTTGGGAGTGATGTATAGTGCCTGTTTTCACACGAACTATGCGAAAGGTGGATGGGAATAACCCACAAAAAGCCATAAAAGAAATGGCTGACCACATTAAGTATATACAAGAACAGTTGGAATATACATTGTTTAACCTTGATAGTCGTAATATCAGGGAGATTGACACAGACGATACCACAATTACCGACTCAACAGGAAACACAACCATCGGCTCTACAATAAATTTGGTAGGGAAAAACGGAGAAAGCTTCAAGGTGGGCAAAAACGCATCGGGAAGGTTTGAGTTTTCAATAGAAGGTGCAAATGGTACGCAGACAATGTATTTAGACGATACAGGGAATTTGGTTATAACGAAGAGTGCAAACCTCACCATTGACGGTGGGAAATGGTAAAGGAGTGATATTTTTGGCAACAAACACTAAAAAAAAGACAACGGCAAGCAGTATAGCGAAAGCCCTTAATGCTGGCAAGACCGTAACAAGTAGCGGTACAAAGACCACAGCAAGTGGCGGTACCAATTATGCTAATACCAATTATCAGGCAGATATCAATGATGCGGTAGCAAGAGGCGACTATGCAACGGCAGCCAAACTCGAACAACAGCGTAATGCGAAAATTGATGCAACTGGAAGCAGTTACGCAAAAACCAACAATTATAGCAGTTATCTTAACAATGGCTCGTCTTCATCAGGTGGTGGTTCTGGCTCTTCATATAGTCCGTACACACAGTATACACCGACAGGAACATACAACGATGCAGGGCTTTCTCAATGGGCAACAAGTCAAATCAACACCTACAAGCAACAGTATGCAGATGCACAAGCAAAAGGTGATGAGGCAGGTATGAATGCGGCTCACCAAGCTGCCGAAGCGATAAGAGCAAAATATGGTTATTCGGGCGGTACGGACGGTTCAGATTACATTAAGTTACCTGACAAAGTATTTGAGTATACCGAGCCACAACCGACTTATGAAAGTAAGTACAATCCGCAGATGGATGCTTTGCTCAATGAAATACTTAACCGTGAGGACTTCTCATATGATGTTGCATCTGACCCACTTTATCAGCAGTACGCACAGATGTATAACCGTGAAGGCGACAGAGTGATGCGTGACACAATGGCTGAAGCGGCAGCAGGTGCAGGTGGTATGAACTCTTATGCAATGACAGCAGCAATGCAAGCAGGCAATTATTACAACTCACAGCTTAATGATAAAATCCCGGAACTTTATCAGCTTGCGTATGATATGTATTTGGCGGACAAGGAAAGCAAGGTGCAGGATTTAGGCATCTTACAAAGCTTAGATGAGACTCAGTACAACAGATACAGAGATACGATGTCTGATTGGAAGGATGATCGTAATTTTGCTTATGATATGTATCGTGATAATGTTGCAGACGCACAATGGAACAAGACATTTGATTATAATTCCTTTGTGAATGACCGTGATTTTGCCTATAACAGCGATTGGGCGAACAAAGAGTGGAACTACAATGTGGAGCAGGATGCACTTGATAGGGAGGATGAAAAAAAGGAAGATGCCAAAGAAGAGATGTGGGAACTTATTAAATTAGGTATACCTCCTAGAGCAGATTTACTTGCCAGAGCTGGATATAGTGATGACGACAATAAGTATAATGGCGGAGACGGCGGCCATTATGCGACAGTATCAAGCGACATTGCATCAATGGTGGCACAAGGCGACAAAGGCGGTGCGACAACATATTTACAAAAAATGCTTAACGGGGGCTACATTACTTGGCCAGAATATGCAGCAATAATTAAAAAATATGGACTGTAAGCAACAATTTCGAACTCAACAAAAAGGAGTGAATGCTGATGACAAACAATAAAATACCATCGTTTGAAGAAATAAGAAAACAGCATGGTTTAAGCAATAACAACAATAGTAACAATATGGGACAGAGCAATGCTGTCCCCTCTTTTGAAGAGATAAGAAAAGAACACGTTTTGAAGAAAACGCAAGCAACTCCCAAACCGAGCACAAATCCGGTTATCCAAGAGAAAACTGTGCAGAAAGTAACAGACTATGCAGGTGCGGTAAAACTTCTTAAATCCAAAGGGGTTTCTGCGGCTTCTATAATGACAAAAAGTGAGTGGCAGAGAAGAAAGGGTAAAAGCGGTGGTACATATCAGGACTACATAAAAAGCCAGGTTAGCAAATATGAAGATGGCAACAAGGGAAATGTCAACTCATATGCGCCGAAGTTTCCGACTATTACGGACTATAAAGCACAAAAGGTTTCACCTGCAAACAACAATAATAAAACCACAAGCTTTGCTACAGAAACCAATAATGCCTATACAAATGCAAAAAATAAGGCAACTGAAAAAACCATAATTACAAGCGATTTGTCTGATGAAGGCCGAAAGAAGCGAATTGAAGAGATAAATAATGAACTTAAGGAACTCAACATCACAATTGAAGGTGCCGGCAGAGCAAAATCCTATACTCCCAAGAGCCTTCAGGGAAATCTTCAGACTCAGATTGATGAGGCCAAAGCCAAAAAAGCAAAACTTTCGGAAGAATTAAAATCACTTGAAGAAGAAAATAACAAGTTTAAACAAGAAAAGGATTTGGGGGAAGCAATAAACCTTATAACACAGCTTGAGGATAAAAAATCCTATCTTGCAACAAAACAAAATAAGTATAGCGATGAATATTGGCAAAATGTTCATGATGAAGCTGTTGAAAGATTTAAGGCAGAAGGACAATGGGATAGTGTTAAAATAGAAAATCGCGCATGGGCGGTGGTTGATGAACAAAGACGCATTTGGAAAAAGGAAAAGAAAACTGCAGAAAAAGAAATAGAAGAACTGACAGAACAGCTTGAGAGGCTGAAAAGTGGAGCAAGGGAAGCCAACTTTTATGATGTAACCATAGGAGCAGTCAAAAGCGGCTACTATAATATGAAATCGGGCATTGAGTCTTTTAACAAAATGAATGGTTTGGAAAATGAAGCCGATTACTACAACGATTTGTTAGCTTCTGATGAATACAACACCTATACTGACAACAAGGCTTATAAGGTGTTGCAGTTTGTGGGAGAGCTTTTAGGTCAGCAAGCATACAATATATTAGATCCTAAAGTGTCAAGTGGTGTGTTGACGGCAGGTGGTATAGCAGCATTGGCTGGTCAAGCAGTACCATTTCCTGAAGAAGTTATTACTGTTCCTGCGGCGGCTAGTGCTGCATATACTGCAGGGGCAGCAATGAACACATATAAAACAACAGCAGGGCATACTTACGAAGTATTAAAGCAACTTGGCATTTCTGATGATGTTGCAAAAATTGTATCACCAACAGTTGGCTTTGGTGTAGGTGTTCTTGAAACCTTACAGTTAGACGAGTTAATGGATGCTTATGTGTTGGGAGTAACAAAGGGTGCAAATGATGACATATTAAAAGTTATTGCCAATGAAATCCTTAAACGAACAAAAAATACTGTAGCGGAAACAGTCGAAGAAGTTGCACAAGAAGGTGTACAAATAGCCGGAGAAGCAGCCGCATATAAAATAGACAAGGGCGAAGGACTATATTCGTGGGGTGATGTTGGAACTCGTTTAGGCGAAACTGCGACAACTTCTTTGATAGGCTTTGGTGCTATGAATGTTCCTGCAGTAACAATCAACACAACAAGGTCAGCAATAAATAACAAAAAAATTAAAAATGTTGGTAAAGATTATGCTGATGTGCAAGATGAGGTAATACAATCAGGTCTTGAGTCTGACCCTGAAAGTGAAGCATATAAAATAGCTGAACAATTAAAAGCAAAAAGAGATAATGGTGAGGTTATAACTAATGCGGAACTTGGAAGGTCTGTTATCGCAACCGAAAGAGAAATACAGGCGGAAAACAAAGCTATGGCGTTTGAAAGCCGAGATGAAACACTTGATGCCGTAGACAAGCTTGGTTATGGGGAATATGGAAAAAAAGAATTTATCGACATATTAGAAAATTCTAACGAAGATTTTGATATGGTTAGAAAAGAATTTCAATACGCCTATGAGTTTGGAAGAACAAATCCTGAAATTGTTCCTGATGGTGTATTAAAAGGCACAACACAACGAATAGCATTTAACGCAGGCAAGATTTACGCTATGAATGAATTAAAAGATAGAGTAAAGCTGTCTAAGGGGGTTATCATACAAGGCGAAGGAGCTGGTTTTAAGTCGGACAACAAGCCTTCTGATGTATCTGATTTTACAATCAAACTCATTGATATGATGGCGAAATTTGAGGGCGTTAAGGTATATTGGCGAGATGACATTAAAGGAAATGCAGAGATTGTAAACGGCAAAGGTATAGTGCTTTTAAACAGAGATTTTGAACGATATGTTGATGTAGGCGGGAAAATGAAAAGGGTTTCTGCGGTTTATCATGCTTTCCACGAGATTTTAGGGCATAGAGCTATGGAACTTGCTCCTGTGGAGACAACGGCGTTTATGAACGAGTTATACCGCTATATGACCGAGGGCGTACCTAACACAGCGGTAACTCCTGTTATGAAAAAGCAAACAGATTATGCAAATGAAAGAGTAAACCTTTCGGTTGGCGGTGCTATGGAAGAAATTATGTCAAGCACTACATATAATTTACTTTACGGCAACGATGAAAGTTTATACCGTGCATTAGACAGAATAGCAAACGGAAACAATCAAGAAGCAATTAGCGGTATGCAAAAGTATATGCAGATGCTTAATGAACTTTGGGAAAAGGTCAAAAAGTGGTGGGACAGTTTAACAGGTAAGGAAAAGGCAGATGCAAAGCCTGTTGTTGATGAAGTAGAGCATCTTCGTGGTTTGTTTGAAAAGGCAATAATTGCATCAAACAAGAGAGTGCAAGATGCACAAAATTCTACCAAAATAACTAAAGGCATTGAAAACAATGCCGAAATAGAGTATAATGAAGTTGTAAGCCATTCATTGAAGCAATGGCATACGGATTTAAACAAAGAACAGTTTAAAGATGTAATGGACAGACTTCGCCGAGCAGGAAGCCCTGAGACAACGAAGATTACCGATACTGCTAATTGGTACAAGGGCAGACTTGAAGGCGATGATTTGTTTGTTATATACAGCTCGGTATACACCAATGACCCTACTATTTTGTATGAAAGAAGAGGCAAAGAGGCAAGGGCGGAATTAGATATTTTATTAAAGCAATTGGAGGAGATTGAAAATGGCGGAAGTATTGTCGAAGTATCGAAGGACATTAACACGCTACTTAGCGGCGATTGGTTGCAAGAAAAGCACAATTTGGCAAATAACAATGTTGGACTTGGAGGAAGAGGAAGCAATACTGGATATGCTTCAGTTTTGCAAGGAAAATCATCCAAATTTATCGGAAGTCAAGCTTTTAGAAAAGTCATCCGAAATATCTTCGAGATACAAGAAGAAATAGATTTACAAAAGTTTGAGGAGAAAAATTCCGAATACCTTGAGCTTGCCAAAGAACCTGAGAAGAACGAGACAAGGCTTCGTGAGATTTTGGATGAGGTTGCAAAAGAGAAAGGTACCATCCTTGATAATGATGGAAATCCTTTGAAGTTGTACAGGGGAACAAAAGGTGGACAAACCACTTTTGCAAAAACCAATATACACAAAGGTATTGTGTTCACTGCGGATAACATCAACATTGCAACACGATATGGAGATGGAAGTGTGAAAACAACAAATATTGCAAATCAGAAAAAAGATGCTCCTGCAATATATGCCTTATATGGTTTCCCGGATAAAATGATTACCATTGATGCTCAATATATGCCGTTTAGTGATTTAGTTGTTCCTGATGAATTATTAAAATATTCCGAAGGAAAATACAAAGCAACAAATACAGAAATTGCTGAATGGGCGAAATTGGAAGGGTATGACACAGTTAGAATAAAGAATGTAAGAGATGGTGGCGGATTTATATTTGGTGAGCAAGTGCTATTCCTTGATTCTTACAAAGTCAAATCCGCAGACCTTGTAACCTACGATGACGATGGCAACATCATTCCCTTATCCGAAAGATTTAATAAGAAGAACGATAATATCCGTTACTCACTGAAAGGTAATAGCAAAATTAAAGGTGAACAGTACGGTGTTATGTGGACACTGGAAAAAGGTGTCCTGGATGACGGTGAGGTGTCTGCTTTTTATGACAAGATATCTGAGACGAAAAACAATAACTATAAAAATTACCACAAAGCATCAGACGGACAACTTATTTATGAAATAGGCAATAAGCTTATATATACAGACGAAGATTTTGATTATCCACAGATATCGAAAGTAATTGCATTTGATACAAACGATTCTTATTTGTTAGAGTATGGAAAGGAAAGTTTTTATGATGGAGAAAAATACGGAGATAAAACCGAAACAATTATTGAAATTGTCGAGGCTGTGCTTGGAGAAGGGACTGTCGAAACAACAACTTACAGCTCTTATGAAGCCGATAAGAGAAGCGGAAAGTCCAACAACAAGGGAACAAATAGCACAGAGGCTAATCGAAGAAGTCAAAAAGATGTAAGGGACAATAATTCCAAAAACGAAACAGAAGAGGATTATAACAAGAACAAAAGCTATTCGTTGAAGCAATGGCACACGGGGTTGACTAAATCACAGATAGAGGATGTAGAGAAATGGGTTCGCCGTGCCGGCAGTCCAAAAAGCAAGATGATTACCAATAAGACTTATTGGTATAAAGGTAGGCTTAACGGAAGAGATTTATTTGTTATATATAGCACGGAGAATGTTGATGACCCTACTGTTTTATATCTGGAACGAGGGGAAAAAGCAAAAGAAGAGTTAGAAATTTTAATGGACTTGTTGGAGGATGAAGAATATGGCAAGAGTATTAACGGAAAACCAAGTTTTACTCAAAGGGTATCTAAAAGAGATTGGGTGCAAAATGTCAACAGTAGTCAAGATAATCTTCGACACATGGGAAGCGGACAAAACAATCAAAATGCTGGAGTTTTGTCACAACAATCCAAACGCAACGGAAGCCCAGCTTTTAGAAATGTCATCGAATATTGCTTTAGAAGACAAGAGGAAATAAATTCACAAAAGGTGGAGAAAAAGAACTCTTCTCTTAAAGGCGGAACCGACTTAATGAGTGAATACAAAGAGTTTCGAAATACAATAGAGGATGTAAGAGACGGTAAAAAGAATGCTGAAAGCAGACTTTACAAGTATGTTGAAGATGGAACATTAAGCACTAAAGATTATGATGAATTGATAGAAAAGTATGGTGCTATCCCAAGTGGCGAAAACCCACACAGAGAGGTGCAGGTTCCACGAAAAACAGCAGACGGGAAAAAGGTATCACAGACTGTTAGGACCATTCTTGAAGCGAAGGCAACGCCTGATGAAGCTGTACCTACTATTGAGAAGATGGTGGAAGACGGCATTTTCTCTTATGATGCCTACACGGACAAGCAGGCAATAAAAGATGCTGAAGATTATCTTAAAGAGTACGGATGGAATGAAAGCCTAAGAGACTGGCTTAATGATGTGGAAAAGGGTATAGTGTCCAAGCAACATACTGCAATGGGATGGGCGTTATACAACAATGCTGCAAATACTGCTATGACATCAACATCAGAAAGAGAGAGAAGAGAGGCAATAAATGATTCACTTAATATCTTGAATGCAATGGTAAAACATCAACGAAGTGCAGCACAAGCATTGCAGGCTACACGGATACTCAAAAAACTTTCACCTGAAACTCAATTATACGGAGTACAAAAAAGTGTGCAGGCGCTACAAAATGAATTAATTAACAAGTACGGAAATAGAGCACCAGACCTTAAAATTGATGAAGTGCTTGCAGCAGAGTTTTTAAATGCGGGAACAGAGGATGAAAGACTGGCAGCAGAAATAGAAATTTACAAGGACATCGGCAGACAAGTGCCATCGGATTGGCTGGATAAGTGGAACGCGGTCAGGTACATTGCGATGCTTGCAAACCTGCGTACTCACGGCAGAAATATTTTGGGCAATGCGTTTTTTGCTCCTGTTGTTATTGCAAAGAATTTAACTGCTACTGCTATAGAGGCAGCTGTTTATCGAATTTCGGGTAAAAAGACGGTCAGAGGGAAGGCTTTAATTGTAGGAAATAAGGCTGACAGAGAACTATTAAAGGCGGCGTGGAATGACTATGCCAATGTTGCAGATTTGATTTCAAATGGTGGAAAATATAACGACTTTGCAATGCAAAACAAATACATTGAAGAAGGCAGAAAAATATTTGATTTCAAGTTTGTAGAGTGGATTAGAAAAACAAACAGTGAGCTTCTTGAAAAAGAGGATGTATGGTTTTCCAAACCGCACTATGCCTATGCTTTAGCACAGTATTGCAAAGCAAACAATATTACTGCCGAGCAAATTGAAAGAGGTAAAGCTATTGCACCAGCCAGAGAGTATGCAATAAAAGAAGCTCAAAAGGCAACATACAAAGATACAAATGCGTTCTCTCAATGGGTAAGTGAGTTAGGAAGAAACGGCAAAAATAAAAAAATGTTCGGAAAGGCAGTTGAACCTGTCGTAGAAGGCGTTTTGCCATTCCGCAAGACTCCTGCAAACATATTGGTAAGGGGCGTTGAATACAGTCCAATAGGACTTATTAAGGGAATTAGTTATGACCTTGTGCAGGTTAGCAAGGGAAAAATGTCAGCAACCGAAGCTATTGACAATATTTCTGCGGGGCTGACGGGAACAGCACTTTTGGCTCTTGGTATTTTACTTGCGGCACAGGGACTTATAAGAGGACACGGTGAAGATGATAAGAAGGAAAAAGAGTTTAAAGAGTTAATGGGGCATCAGGCATACGCCCTTGAACTACCCAATGGTGATTCGGTTACATTAGATTGGCTTGCTCCTGAAGCACTCCCTTTCTTTGTGGGGGTTAATATTTGGGAAGCAACAAAAGGATCTGTAGAAGAATTAAATCTTTCAAACATACTTAATGTCGTAAGCGGCATAAGTGAGCCAATGCTTGAAATGTCTTGCTTGCAAGGCGTAAATGATTTAATTGAGAGTGTTGGGTATGCTTCATCTAATGACACATCGGGTCTTATGTCAATCCTTACAAGTGCGACAACAAGTTATCTTACACAAAGCGTACCGTCTCTTTTGGGACAAGTAGAACGCACCGGTGAAGAAAACAGAATGACAACCTACACTGAAAAGAATGATTTTCTTACAAAAGATATGCAGTACACACTTGGGAAGATAAGCTCTAAAATTCCGTTTTGGGATTACAACCAAATTCCATATATAGATGCATGGGGAAGGAAAGAGGCATCAGGAACGGCGCTTAAGAGGGGTTTTAATAATTTCCTTAATCCTGCTTATACATCTACTATAGAGACAAGCAAAATGGAAAAGGAATTGCTTCGATTATATGAGAAGACAGGGGAAGATGCGGTATTTCCATCAAGAGCAAACAAATATTTCACAGTTGACGGGGTGCGCAAAGACCTAACAGCAGACGAATATGTGAGATATGCAACCTTGAAGGGAGAAAAATCATATAAAGCAGTTGCTGATTTGGTGAAAAGCAAAGCATATAAGAGTCTTGATGATAATGAAAAGGTGAAAGCTATTGACGAGGCGTATGCTTATGCAGATCAAAAAGCAAAGCAAGCTATCAGCAATTACAAGCCTGAATCTTGGGTGAAAAATGCGGATAAGTTTGGCTCAAATGTTGGAAATTACCTGTCGTTCAGGGCTAATATAAGTGACACCAAAGAAGATAACGGCGGTGAGATTTCTAAATCAGAAGTGGTAGACATTATAATGGATATGGCTCAAAATGATTCAGAAACCTGGTTTATGTATTTATCGATGTATGACAACGACAACGCCAATTATGCACGCGATAAAGGCGTTCGAGGTGAAACATATATGAGATTCCTTGACTCTCTTGATGAGGCTGATCAGCCTACGAAATCAGGAAAGTATGGAACATATACTCAGGATGAAGCATATAAGGCGATTAAAAATCTCAAAGGTTTGTCGCGACAAGATAAAGCAATCTTGTGGCAGAGTGTCAATACGAGATGGAAAGCAAATAACAATCCGTTTAGGTAAGATTACAAAAAAAGCAGGGGACTCAGGTCTCCTGCCCTCTTTTCTTGCTTTCAACATGTCCTTGAAAGAATGTGAAAGATATGGTATAATGGGCGATGCTTCTCAAAAAAAAGAAATATTTTTCGCAAAATGCAAACAAATGTTTCCAAAATAATTTTGAAAATTTTGAAAAATGGTATTGATTTGCAACTTAAATTAGTGTATAATATTATAACTACATTTAGATTGTGAAGTGAAGTTATGAATTTGAATTGGATGAGAAAACAAAAAGAGGACGAAGTAAAAATGTCCATTAGGATACGCAAGCAACGCGGTGAAGAAGATATGATGATTCTGAACGTTGTAAAAAAAAGAGTCCTTACATTTATGTTCATTATAATCCTTGTTGGTCTTTTGATTCCATTTGCAGCACAGTGGATACCTGATGAAATACTTCCATGGGAGATTCATGCAGAAATTTGGAATAGTTATGTTTCTATTATATTAGGAGTTGTGGCAACATTTTGTAGTTTGCTTTCAATTTATTTAGCATTTTATGCACAAAATCAAACTATAATCTCAAATAATAATACGATTGATGATTTTAACGATATACGCCAAGAAATAAACAAATCAGTTCTTAGAATGGTTTCTATTGAAGAAAAAATGGCAAATATTCAATATGATATTCGTAAAATGGATAAACAGACTACGTCAAGTGTTAAGCCTGATGTCAGCGGAATGGAAACTAAAGAGACTGAGAAAGATTTATTCAAGAATGAGCAAACTGAAAATAGAACAACATAAAATTATTATATTACTCATATAATAAAACACGGAGGATTTGAATATGTGTGTAAAAAATGTAAATGTAAATTGCTTTTTTTGCAAGAGTGTGCAAAGTGAGAATGGATGTTATTCTTTTATAGAAACATTTGATTCTATTGAGGGGCTTTTTGATGAAGAAAATGGCGTAAATTGTTTTTTGTCTGACTGTAATATTGTAGTTTTAACTAATATAATTCAAAGTGAAACTGATAATCCGCTTGATAAAAATATTCGGTGCAAATTGACATTAGTCAGCAAAAAAACCGGCAGGGCCACTCAAATTATGGATTTTAGTTTGGACACTCAAACTGATGTAGTTAGACAAAATGAATATCAGTGTAAAGATTTTATTAACAAGCGATTTGTTATACACCTGGATAAATTAGTTTTAAATAGTGGTCAAGGTGATTATATTTTAAAATTGTGGATGAAAGATGAAGATACTTGGAAGATTCAATCGATGTCACAATTAACAGTCAAATAGTATTGTTAGAAAGACGCTACCAATTAGGTAACGTCTTTTTTTATTACTTATTCCACAAAATCTTCTATATATTCCCGGAAGTGAACTGCATCGAGTTCGTATTCGTTTAAATCAAATACAAGGTTTTGGATTTCGTCTCTGTTTGTTGAAATGTCAAGGATATGGTCGAGCAGTTTATAATCTTTGACTACACCGATACCGTATGTTTTGGCGGTTGTGCCTTCGATTGTGATATCAGATTCTATAAGGAAGTAAAGAGTGCTGAAGGAAAATAATTCTGCAACTGATATGTTCATCCGGACGGAGAGAAGGTCAAGAGTATCTATTGTAACATTGTTTTTGCCTCGTTCAATCAGGCTTACAAGGTCTTCACTTACTCCACAGTCTTCAGCAAATTCAAACTGAGTGAGGTTGTTTGTTTCTCTGAATTGTTTTACTTTTTGTGCCAGTTTTGTCTTTATCATTTGTAACAGCTCCTTTTGTTACAAATTTACAGTAGCCCGTTAATCTGAAACACAGAACATATTACGGATTTCGGCAGTTAACGACGAAAACTCCGATATGTTGAGAATTTGGCACTTTACCACTCTATATTTAGTTTTACCTTTTAACTTCTATCTTGCACACTCTTGTTCACAAGAGTAGGCGGGATAGAAGAATGGTTAAAGGTATTCACATTCGAGGGTGAATGGTGAGGAGTGGGGGCCTTTTTGGCGGGTGTAGTATATTTTA